AAGATTGTGGCAGGACTAGGCACTCTATTTCTATCACCTCTTGTCCTTATGTTTGTTTGGAATGCATTCATCCCTGGACTATTTGGATTACCCGTGCTAGGATACTGGACAAGCATGGGACTAATTGTAATATCTCGCGTGCTGTTTCCTAAGAATGACTAAATTTTATTCTGATCCTATCGAGCATTCCTCTAAGGTCTGCCTAGTATCTGTCACCCCTGATGCTGAGAAGCATATGGGATACGTTGCTCGCGTAAGCAACCCAAAGAATCAGAGCAACCCTGAGGTCGCTGGTCTACTGCGCTACTGCATCAAGCATGGACACTGGTCTGTGTTTGAGCAAGCATTCATGACGCTTGAGATCAACACCACCAGGGGACTGGCAGCTCAAATCCTGAGGCACCGTAGTTTTACCTATCAAGAGTTCTCCCAAAGATATGCAGATACTAATCTGCTTTCGGAGACTATTGAGGTGCCCGACCTGCGTCTACAAGACACAAAGAATCGTCAGAATAGTATTGACGGTGTGCCTGCAGACCAGAAAGCATTCCTCCAAGGTCGCATCCATCAATACTTTGTTGAAGGTATGGACCTATACAATGAGTTGCTCCGTGAGGGTGTGGCAAAGGAGTGTGCTCGTTTTGTGCTTCCTCTCGCTGCGCCTACAAGAATTTTCATGACGGGCTCTGTGCGTTCATGGATCCATTATATTGAATTGAGGTGTGCTAATGGCACACAGAAGGAGCACATGGACATCGCTGAGTTGTGTAAGCAACACTTCAGGTGTCAGTTTCCTATCGTCGCTAAGGCACTTGACTGGTGTCCTGAGGAGGAGTGTGGATGTCCCGATGACTGGGACGACTTGCAACCATGTCTGAGGATTGACTGATGAGTTTCAAACTAATTCGATACATGATTACCTACACGCTACCTGCTACAGGTAATCGTCACCACTTCAGGATCGTGGAAGCACGGTCTCAGAGTGAGTCAAAGCAACTCTTCCAAGCAGACGTGCCCACTGCTAAGTATATTTGTAGTTCCGTTATGCCTCAGAGCAGGAGTTTGTGATGCCTACATACAATGTAAAGAATCTGAAAACAGGCGAGAAAAAAGAATTCCGCATGACAATGAAGGAGTATTGTCAGTGGAAGGAAGAGAATCCCGACTGGGATAAAGATTGGTCCGCAGGAATTGCAGGCACTACCTATGGTGAGCCAAAGCAATCCGATGGATTCAAAGAGGTTATGCAGAAGATGCAAGCGCAGCATCCCAGAGCAAACCTGTCACGTTACACCTAACCAACACCCTCTATGCCAACATCTGTCAAGTCCAAGACCCGTCGTCGCTCCATGAAACTGGAGACACTCACAGCAAAGCAAATGAGAAGAAAGAAACCTATCAACCTTGAGCATCTCAAGCAGATCAATCCGCTTACAGACAACCAAGAAACTATCTTCAACTCCTATGCTGAAGGTAAAAACCTAGTCTTGCATGGTGCCGCTGGCACAGGTAAGACTTTCATCAGTCTCTATCTTGCATTGCGTGAAGTCCTGGACCCAGAGACTCCATACGAGAAGGTTTACATGGTCCGCTCACTGGTCCCTACCAGAGAGATCGGTTTCCTTCCTGGAGATCATGAGGACAAGAGTAACCTTTACCAGATTCCGTACAAGAATATGGTGAAGTATATGTTTGAGATGCCCGATGACAATGCCTTCGAGGCACTGTATGATAACCTCAGAGCACAGGAGACTGTCTCTTTCTGGTCCACATCATTCATTCGTGGCGTAACACTTGACAAGTGTATTATAATTGTAGATGAGTTTAGTAATCTCAACTTCCATGAGCTTGATTCCATTATCACTCGTGTTGGTGAAGATTCTAAGATCATCTTCTCTGGTGACTACACCCAGTCAGACCTAGTGAAATCTAATGAGCGCACTGGTGTGCTTGACTTCATGAAGATCCTACAGTCCATGCCATCCTTCGACTGTGTTGAGTTTGGTATCGAAGACATCGTTAGATCTGGTTTGGTGAAAGAGTATCTTGTATCTAAAATTAACATGGGAATGTGAATGACTTTTAATTATGTGGGTCCTGCTGCTCCTCTCAATGAGTTGGAGAGTAGGACCCTTCCTCACGGAAGATTCTACAAGACCGATAGTGGTTGGATGCCTAGCGTTACAACTGTTGTCGGTCATAATACTAAGGCAGGTATCCTTGCCTGGGAGAAGCGAGTAGGTTATACTGAGGCAGAGCGAGTCCGCCGTGCTGCATCGTGGCGTGGCACTCAATACCATACCATCGTGGAGCATTACCTAAACAATGAATTGGAAAAAGTTAAAGAAAGCAAAGGTCTTCCCCAGTACCTTTTCAGGGCTGCTCGTGAGACTCTTGATCGTATTTCTAACATTCACTGTATTGAAGCCCCTCTTCATTCTCTTAGGTTGGGGATTGCTGGTCGTGTTGATTGCATTGCTGAGTTTGATAATTCTCTAGCGATCATTGACTTTAAGACTACAACCAGACTCAAGACTGACGCACTTCTTGAGAAATACTTTGTCCAAGAAGCAGCGTATGCCTACATGTATTACGAAATGACTGGAGTAGAGGTAGACAAACTTGTCACCCTCTCCGTATCAGAAAAGGGCGACATGCAAGTCGTCGAAAAGTATGATAAGATACCCTACATGGATACACTTATCAAGTGGATCGAAGAGTACCGCTACTATGTGGAGGGTATTAAATGAAAGAGATTGAAGAAAAGTTTATGACACAAGGTAAATTTACCTCCCTGGTTGAGTCACGAGTTAAAGACAGTCAAGGTCTCATCAACTACATAGAAGCAGTCACATCGATCTGTGAAGAGTTTGAGATTGAAGTTGAAACTGTCAGTAAACTGATCTCTAAACCTTTGAAGGACAAGATCAAGTGGGACGCACAACAATTAAACTACATTAAACGAACGAGCAGAGGAATCCTGCCACTATGACTAACGATTTTTTTAAGAGCGACGTAGTAAGAGACGAAATAGAAGAGATTCAAGAGACATATACAGAGTTACTGAAGATGTCATCAGGTCTTAAGGAGTTTGATCCAGAGCAACGTTTGGAGCATGTGGAGAAGACTCTGGAGTTGATTGCTAAACAAAAGGTATTCTATTCGCGTCTTGCCTTGGCATCTCATGGGGTAAACCCTGATGATCCTGAGGATCAGGACGCTAAGTTTGTAAAGGATCGCATTGATCTACTGTCTCAGCAATACTCTGGCGGTATGAATCTGATGATGATCCTTCAGACCATGGAAGATAAACTGCAAGGTTGGAGACGGGAGTTGAAAGATGCCAAATCCTGACGCACTGTGGCAGGACATGCAGAAACTCGATGATCTATACGAAGAGTTGCTGTGGGATCCTGACGACGAGTTACAATTCACACACGATGGTGAGAAGGTCCTGATCATAAACCGCACACGGGCGCTTGACAAACGCTAAATACTATGCCACTATAATACGGTGGCAAATACGAAACACACAACCACAACGGAGAAACACATGTCTTTTGCAAGTCTCAAGAAGAAGTCTGGGTCATTCGATAAACTGACTCAGCAGATTGAGAAGATGTCCAAACCACAGGGCGCTGGTCCCGACGAGCGACTCTGGAAACCAGGAGTGGACAAGAGCGGTAACGGTTATGCCGTGATCCGTTTCCTCCCTGAGCCTGATGGGGAAGATCTCCCTTGGGCACAAGTTTGGAGTCACGCTTTCCAAGGACCAGGCGGATGGTATATTGAAAACTCTCTCACCACATTGGGTCAGAAAGATCCTGTTGGTGAAATGAATCGCACCCTTTGGAATAGTGGTATTGATTCTGACAAAGAGATTGCTCGTAAGCAGAAGCGTAAGCTCTCTTACTACAGCAACATCTATGTCGTAAAGGATCAACTGAATCCTCAGAATGAGGGTAAAGTATTCCTGTATAAGTATGGTAAGAAGATCCACGACAAGATCGTGTCTTCTATGCAACCCCAGTTTGAAGACGAGGAGCCTATCAACCCCTTCGATCTTTGGTCTGGTGCAGACTTCCGTATCAAGATCCAGACCATTGGTGGTTACTGGAATTATGATAAGTCTGACTTCGCAGCACCCGCTACGTTGGGTGGTTTCGATGATGACAAACTGGAAGCACTCTGGAAGTCTCAG